CGAAATTGAGGCCAAATATGGTACTCAAGTTAATGTCGCGGCCATCAAGGCTGAAATGGAACGTGATCGTGATGCCCTGAGGCTTCTGTCTCAGCAAGCAATGGCGAACAGGGGAATGGGAGGCGTATAATGGCTATCACAGGGAATCCCGGCGATCTTGCGACTGGTGGGTTTGGCACTGGTGTTCGTGGCGTTGCTGCGACTCCCCGTGATGTAGCCAATGCCGTAGCGCGTGAGCAGTCTATGGCTGCTGCCCGTGCTGGCGGTGCTGGTGGAGAAGGTGGGAACCGCGCTGCTGGAACTGGCTTTCGTGGCCCTGCGACGACTTGGGGTACGCAGCAGAGTGTTGTTCCGGGTTCTGCCCTTGGCCTTCTATCAACCCAACCAGCATCTCCTATGGCTTCTTATGGTAATGCTTTTGACTTTACGCCAGAAGAACTTACCGCATCTCTTATCTCAATGAATAAAGCTCGCCTACCCGGTGCTGGGATGTGGGCATTGGGAACGCTTCGTAACCAGCTTCAGGAACCTCAGAACATTGCTATGTCAGAGGCTCTTGGCGCTCCTTTTGCTGCTTATCAGGCTGTTGGCCCATCTTTCTCTGTGCCGTCTGGTGTACTTGGAAGTGCTTTGAGAGAATCGCTTCCTTCAACTATGGCTTCATCCCAAACCACAGCCACTCAACTGCAAGACAATGGTAAATTTGCTGGAGGGCTACTTGGTTCTCAGTTGGCCGCAATCAAGGCTGGAGAGAATATTCCCGCTCCTGTAAGCCCAGCTATTACTGGCGAAGGCTGGGTAGATATTGAACCGGATGTAAATGTAAACAGTCCTGAGGTTCAAGACCTTATCAGGATGGCTAAGGCAGCTTCTGCGCAAACAGGGCAGCGGCTTACGATTACGAGCGGTATTGAGCCTCGCGCCGCTGGTAGCCTACAGCATCCTGCTGGTGTAGCTATTGATCTTCGCGCATACTCCCCAGTTACTGGAGCTGGCTTAGCCAACTATCAGTCGCCTGAGACGTTCTCTCAATATGAAAGTGTGGCACAAGCCATGAGGGCGGCTCAACAGGCAAACTTCCCTCAATACAAAGATACATTCCGCTGGGGTGGCTACTTTAGCGGTGGCCCTGAAAAATATGGTGCGCTCGACCTGATGCACTTTGACGTTAATAATCCTCGTGGTTATGGGATGGCTGGTGGATCGTTTGAGTCTGGGCTGACGCCTGAGATGCGTAAGACTTGGGGCATTACAGCACCTACTGCTGGAACACCTTCTGGCCCCATTACTGTTGCTGCGTCACCGTCTCCTGTACCTGTTCGTGCCGTAATGCCCCAGACAGCAACAGTTTCTAACGCTGGTCTGCTTGGTGGCGCTGGTCGTGATGGTGGGCAGATATTTGCCGCTGCTCCCGCTGCTTCAACAGATGCCTTCCGTGCTGCTAATCTTGGGTCGCAGATACTTGCTAATGCTCAGCCGCAAGTGGTAGATGATAACTCTGCTCCTGAAGCACCGCCTGTAGTACGTCCTGCTGGTGAACCTACACGACTTGCCTCTCTGCTCATTGACAGGGCAATGGCCCGTAGTGACGAACGCCGCCGCAGGAAGCGTTCTACGACCAGCCAAGACACAATGACTGATACCATCGGAGGACTTTTGGCTTGAACGAGCAAGAACAAATCGAGTACGCCAAGTCACTTTTATCTTCACACGGTATAACCGTTATTTTTCAAGCACTTGAGGAACAATACACAAATGCTTGGAAGGGCAGTTCCTTCACGGACACTGCGACTAGGGACGAGGCGTATCACATGATGCGCTCTCTCTCAGCACTCAAGGCGCATTTAGAATCTATCGCAACAAGCGAGAAGATTAACAATTTCAACTTGCGGCTTGCAAACACAAACAAGATGAGGTAAAAACATGACAAATTCCCTGACCCCTTCTGGGACGGGATTCGTAGAGGCTGCTGCTAAGTTTGAAGCCCTTCTGGCCGGGGATGACCCTGTAACCCAGACGCCCAAAGCAGAAGCAGCGCCCGATGACTCGGAAGTTTCGACAACCGAGCCGCTGGCCGAGGACTCTGAGGATGAGACGCTGACTGAATCTGCCGAACAGGCAGACGAAGATAGTGCCGAGGAGGAGGAAGCCACTGCTGACGTTGATGACGCCGAAGAAGATGCTTCTGACAAAGAGATTCAGTTTGTAACCGTCAAGATTGACGGCAAAGAAGAACAGATACCTCTTGAGGAAGCTATTAAAGGCTATCAGAGACACGCAGATTACTCGCGCAGCATGAACCAAGTCTCTCAAGAGAAAAAAGCTCTTGAAGCAGAACTTGCCGAAATCAAGACGGAACGAGCGCAATACGCCGAACTTCTCACTGCCCTTGAGTCACAACTCGCGCAAAGTGTGGATCAGGAACCAGATTGGGAACGGTTGTATTCCGAGAACCCTCTTGAGTATGTGCGTCAGAAAGACCTGTGGCGCGACCGCAGGGAACGTATTGACGCTATTAACGCTGAAAAACAGCGTCTCGGAGAACTTCATGCCCGTGAACAGGCAGAACTCATCAGCAATGTGATTTCCCAAAGCAAGGCCGAACTTCAAAAGGCAGTGCCGGAATGGAAAGATCAGAAGCGCTGGGAGCAGGATCGAGCCGCTATCCGTGAATACGGTAACAAGCTCGGTTTCTCTGACGAGGAACTTGCTCAGGCATACGACCATCGTGCCGTTTTGGCCCTCTACAAGTCCATGAAATACGACTCTCTCATGGCAAAGAGGCCGCAGCCGCAACAGAAGTCGAATGCCCCGAAGGTGGCTGGTGGCGGTACTCCCGCTAATGCTCCTCCGACCAGAACGAAGACTGCCGTTACAGGCGCGAAACAGCGTCTCGCAAAAACCGGAAAGCTCGGCGATGCCGCTTTCCTCTTTGAAAAACTTCTATGAGGTAACGAATCATGTCACAGCCCACCAACCTTTTCGATCGCTATGATGCGACGAACTCTGTCCGCGAAGACCTTGCGAACATCATCTACAACATTTCTCCCGAAGATACCGTCTTCATGAGCAATGTTGGCCGCGATACGGCCAAGCAGACCTACACCGAGTGGCAGACGGACGCTCTTGCTGCCGCTTCCACGACTAACGCCCAGATCGAAGGCGACGATGCCGCCGCTGACTCTCTGGCCGCGACGAACCGTGTGGGCAACTACACGCAGATTAGCCGCAAGGTGGTTGCGACCTCTGGCACCCTCGAAGCTGTGGACACCGCTGGTTTCCGCTCTGCGATGGCCTACCAGATGGCGAAGGCCGCTTCGGAACTGAAGCGCGACATGGAAACGGCTCTCCTGTTCAATCAGGCGGCTGTTGCTGGTAACTCGTCCACTGCTCGTAAGACCGCTGGTCTTCCGGCTTGGCTGCGTTCCAACGTGTCGAAGGCTTCTGACGGTGGCAACCCCACCATGTCGTCCACGAATGACGGCTATCCGAACGCTGCCCGTACCGATGGTACGCAGCGCACCTTCACCGAAACCATGCTGAAGGATGTCATCCAGTCCGTGTGGACGAACGGTGGCACTCCGAAGCTCCTGATGGTTGGCCCCTTCAACAAGCGTACCGTGTCTGGCTTTGCTGGCATCGCGGCTGCTCGCTTCAATGTTGACGGTGCGAAGCCCTCGACGATCATCGGTGCCGCTGACATCTACGTCAGCGACTTCGGCAACGTCTCCATCGTCCCCTCGCGCTTCCAGCGTGAACGTGACGCCTTCGTGGTCGATCCCGAATACGCAGCGGTTTCCTACCTGCGTAACTTCCAGACGGAAGACCTTGCGAAGACTGGCGACTCCGCCAAGAAGATGATCGTGGTCGAGTATGCGCTGAAGGTGCGTACCGAAAAGGCCCACGGCATCATCGCCGACCTTACGACCTCGTAAGGTTGACCAAAGCGCCGGAGGATGGGAAACTGTCCTCCGGTTTTCTCCTTTAACATTCAGCAGAAGGTATCATGGATAAGCGTAAGTGCTGTACTTGCAAGGAAGAGAAAACAGTTAATCTCTTCTATCCATCAAAGCATACACCTTCAGGCTATACCCGTGAGTGCAGCGATTGCATAAAGAGACGATCTTCTGAATGGCAAAAGGTAAGAAAAGACCATAGGAAAAAGTATCTTGCTGAAAGGTACCAACGCCAAAAAGAGACAATCAAGAGTCGCGTTGCAAAGTGGAAAAAAGAGAATAAGGAATCAGTTTCTGCCTCTAATGCAAAAAGGAGACGGAGGGTGATTGAAGGCATAGAGTCTTCTTCTCTTGTAAAGACTGTGATAAAGAGTTTTTACAGCTTTTCGCGTGATCTTGAGTTGATAACCGGAAAGAAACACCATGTTGACCATGTTATACCTCTATCAAAAGGTGGTCTTCATGTTCCATGGAACTTACAGGTTATAACTGCAACTGAAAACTTGAAAAAGGGCTCATCTCTTGTCTGATAAACGTCTCTTTGACTATGATCCTTTAACTGGCATTACCCGTTGGTTTGAATATGATGACTCAGATAGGTCATTCACAATCCAAACGCAGCAGGACACTGAAGGGTTAATCGAGCAGAACAAGCGTGAAGCCAATGATGCAAGCTCTGGATGGAATGGTGACTGGCATAAGGTTGCCTCTATCCCTCTGAGCATTTTCGTGCGATTGCAGAAGGAAGGTATTGTCAACGATCAGGAGGCCATGAAACGGTGGCTCAATGATCCCGACAATGCCCTTTTCCGAACCAAGCATGGGACTGTTTAATGAAAGTCGCTATCTGTCTACCCTGCCGGGATATGGTCAATACTGGTTTTGCGTATGACCTTGCTCGGATGATGGCTCACTGGTCTGCCAAGTTTGTAAACCAAGGTCATCAGCTTCTGATCTTCAATAGCCAAGGTACTCTGATCGTAAACCAGAGGGCAGACTTGGCGAGGAATGCGGTAGAGGCTGGCGCTGACTATATCCTCTGGCTGGACACCGATATGCGGTTTCCCAAGGATACACTGGAGCGCCTTCTGAAACACAAGAAGGGCATCGTTGCTGCAAACTATGCTACCCGGCGCATCCCCGTGGATACGGTAGCTTTCAGACTGCACGACAACGGTGGCTGGGAGACGGTTAAGACGGGAGACAAGACGGGCCTTGAGAAGGTTGAAGCTGTCGGAATGGGCGTGATGCTCTTGGACACCAAGATTCTCAAGGATATGCCGATGCCTTGGTTCTCTATCACCTACCATCCTGACTCAAACCAATACTCGGGTGAAGACATCTACTTCTGCTACAAGGCCAACAAGCTGGGCCATGAAGTGCTTATCGACCACGACTTGTCGAAGGAAGTTAAGCATATCGGAAGTTTTGAGTTTGGTCATGAACACGTTGACGCTCTGGAGCCGTAATAATGGCAATCACCAATTACTCAGAACTGAAGTCCTCAATCGCAGATTGGCTTAACCGAGCCGATCTGACTTCTGTAATTCCTGACTTCATCACGCTGGCAGAAGCCCAGATTAACCGTCAGCTTCGCACCCATGACATGATGAAGCGTGCTACGGCATCTGTGACCGAAGACTACTTCTCTGTCCCGACCGATTGGCTTGAGACGAATGTTCTGGTTAATCTCGGAACTATCACTGCCCCTATGGAATATGTGGACTATGAGCGTCTGAATGAACTCAAGGGCCTATCTCTGACGGGTGATCCTCGTTTCTACACAATGATTGACGGGAAGTTCCTAATCCTCCCAGCAGCCTCTTCAACGGCTCCATCTACCCTTGAACTGTCCTATGTTGGTAAAATCCCTGCATTGTCTGACAGTAACACGACAAACTGGCTCCTGACGAAGAGCCCTGATCTTTATCTGTACGCTGCTCTCATGCAAGCTGAGCCGTACCTCAAGAACGATGAGCGCGTAGGCATCTGGGCTACTGCGATGCAGAACAGCATGGAGAATATGCGCCTCGAAGGGGAACGCTCGAAGCGTCCCTCTGGTGGTCTTAACGCAAATCGGAGGAGCTTCGGGTAATGGCTCAAGCTGCTACCGAAAGAGCCGAATATCACAAAAAATGGTATGAGGCGAATAAGGACAAGGTTCGCCAGAACAGATTAAAAAGAGCTTCTGATATAAGGGAGTATCAAAAGACTTGGTTTGCTGACAATCCTACCTATCAAAAAGATAGATATGATGCAGACCCTGAAAAACACATTGCGTATGTAAAGAAATGGCAAAACAATAACCCAAAGAAAACCATGCTCAGCTCAGCACGTTCAAGAGCGCGAAAAAAAGGAATTGAGTTTAATTTAACAGTAGATGACTTTGAAATACCAAGTCATTGTCCTGTATTTGGGTTTGAGTTGGTTAAGAATGATGGACACGTAAGCTACAACTCGGCTTGCTTGGACAGAATTGACGTAACACAGGGTTACATCAAAGGAAACGTAATTGTCGTCTCTGATAAAGCAAATCGTATCAAAAGTGATGCAACGATTGCTGAAATTGAGGCGGTTCTTGAGTTCTATAAGGCAAGGAGATAAGCCGTGGCCGCTTTCAATAAATTCAACATCTTCACATATGATGTTCTTGCCAAGAAGCATGACTTCACGGCAGATACCTTCAAGGTCGCACTGAGCAACACGGCTCCGAGTGCGGCTAATGCTGTTCTTGCAGACATTACGCAGATTTCGGCTGGCAACGGCTATACTTCTGGCGGTACTGCAACCTCCATGTCTCTTAGCACTTCGTCTGGCACTGCCAAGGCTACTGGCACTGACGTTGTGTTCACTGCCTCTGGTGGCTCGATTGGCCCTGCTCGGTATGCTGTGCTTTATAACGACACGGCAACTGGTGATCCGCTTGTTGGCTGGTGGGACTACGGTTCTTCTATCACGCTGGCTTCCAGCGAAACGCTTACTGTGGACTTTGACGCCAGCAACGGCATCCTGACTATCGTTTGATTGGGGTAGCCCACAATGGCTAAACTCTACAACCTTGCTCGTATGACCACGGCGACAACCGGGACAGGCACCATTACGCTTGGCTCGGCTGTCTCGTCTTATGTTACGTTTGCACTTGCTGGTGTGCAAAATGGTGACACTGTAACCTATGCGATTGTCGATGGAAATAATCGTGAGGTTGGCCGTGGTGTATATACTTCATCTGGCACTACTCTCACGAGAGGTACTATCCTTGAAAGCACAAATGGCAATCTTGCCATTAACCTTTCTGGATCTGCTGAAGTATTCATTACGGCTGCTGCTGAAGATATTACCAGCAGTGTAGAGATCACTGGTGGCTCTATCTCTGGCATTACTGATCTTGCTGTCGCTGATGGCGGTACGGGTGCATCTAGCTTTACTGCATATGCTCTTGTTGCTGGCGGCACTACTTCTACTGGTGCGCTTCAGAATGTAAGCGGTGTTGGCACTTCTGGTCAGGTATTGACCTCTAATGGT